CCAACAGCGATTAATGTTGTTTCACTGAGCGATGACTTACAGGCTGCTGTGACTGGAGCGCCTGCAACGTTTCAGCTAACGGCTGCACAGGGCACAACTATCACGTTGCCAAACGGCAAGGTTTTGGAAAAATCGTTTCGTGGTCTTGCTGAATCGCAGGCTGATCTTTTTGCCAAGACAGTGCGGAATGGTTTGCTGACTGGTGAATCAACAGACAAGTTGGCGAGACGCTTGAAAGGTCGTTTGCGTTTTGGGCAACCTGGAAGCGCACGGCAAATTGCACAAGCAGGTGGGGAAGTAACAGCTGTTGCAAACCATCAGGTGATGGCTTTAGTGCGCACAAGTGTGAATCAAGTTGCTAACAATTCAAGTCAACAGACCTATGAGGCAAACCAAAGCGTTACCAGCCGGTATCGATATATAGCAACTTTGGACAGTAGAACATCACCTATCTGTCGCGCTTTAGATGGCCAAGAGTTTGATTATGGGAAAGGTCCAGTGCCGCCTCAACATTTTAATTGCAGGTCTACAACTGTTCCTTTGATCGATTATGAGCGTCTTGACATTCCACCGCCAAAGCCTGGGAAGCGGCGCAGCAAAGATGGCTTAGTGCCTGCTGATCAAAGTTACGGCCAATGGCTGAACAATCAAAGCAAGGAAACTAAGGCAGATGTGCTTGGTCCTGAAAAAGTTCCGTATTTCAACCGACTGGTCAAAAAGTACGGTTCAACAGACGCAATCCGCAAATTTGTTAGCGAGGACGGATCAGAGCTAACCTTGGAGCAGCTACGCCGTCGTTATGGCTCTCCCAGCTAAGTACAAATTCAAGGTGCAAGAGGAAGAGGCAGCACCGTCTTGCCCTCCGCGTAAGCCTGCTGCAAAGGGCAAGGCTGCTAAAACAGAAGCAAAAGGAGACGCCTGATGCCCAAAGGTGCTGGAACCTACGGCTCAAAAGTTGGCCGTCCACCTAAAAAGAAAAAGAAAGGAGGCAAGAAAAAATGAGAAAAGGTTCACGCGTCAGCTGGGTGTATGACGGCGTTCGCACCTACGGGAAAGTGACTGCTCTCAAGGGAGAAGGCGCTTTTACTGTCAAAGGACCATCAGGCGGCACAATTACGCGACGTGGCACAAAAGCTGATCCAGTCATTGCAATCAAATCGGAGAGCACTGGCAACGCAGTTTTGAAAACCCGTTCGCAACTCCGTGCTGCTCCCAAAGGCAAGAAAAAGTGACAATCAAGCGTGGCGGCCATACGTTTCAAGGCTTTAACAAGCCGATTCGTACGCCAAACCATTCAAGCGGTAAAAGCCACGCTGTTGTCGTCAAAGTTGGCGATAAACCGAAGCTCATTCGGTTTGGTCAGCAGGGCGCTTCAACGAAACCTCCGCGCAAAAGCGAGAGTGCTGCGGACAAAGCTAAACGCGCTTCATTCAAAGCACGTCATGCAAAAAACATCGCAAAAGGGAAGACATCTGCCGCATATTGGGCGGACAAAGTAAAGTGGTCTTGAAAACAACCTTACGGGTTATTCATGGCTGAAGAGCAAATTCAAGAGACTACGTCTCCAGAAGCTCCAAACAATTCTGAGCTTGATGCGTTGAAAAGCAGCATCCAAGCACTAGAAAAGAAAAACTTTGAGTTGATTGGCAAACTCAAGCAAACAAAATCCATCCCTGATGGCGTTGACATTCAGGAGCTACTGGACTTCAAAGCTAAGGCGGAACAAGCAGACCTGGAAAAACAGGGCAAGTACACCGAAGCAAGACAGGCTTTGGAGCAGCAGTTCCGTGAGGCGACATCGGAAAAGGACAAGCGCATTGCAGAGTTAGAAGCTCGGGTACGCGAACTTGAGTTAATTGCACCTGCAAACACTGCGCTGGCTGATGTGGTGCATGATCCAAGCATTGTGTTCAAGGCTGATTTGCTGAAGCCAGATCAAATTGAACGTGAGGCTGATGGCACTGTTGTTGTTGTCAACGGCTATGAGCGCAAGCCGATTGGTGAATGGGCCAAGTCATTGCCCAGCTACATGCAGAAAGCACCAAAGCCACAAGGCAGCGGTGCGCCTGCTGGTCGCAGCTATGCGGGAGACATTCCTGCAGGCACCAAAAACCCGTTTTCCAAAGAGACTTACAACCTGACAGAACAATCAAGACTGTTTCGGACAGATCGCGACATGTATGAAAGGTTGAAAACTGCCGCGAACCGTTAGTATGCGGGATAAGGCAAAGCTACGCAGAGCCGTTTGGGTTACGCCCACACCGTAAACATCTTTTTTTGAGGATCTGTCATGGCGACTCTTCGCTCTGACATCATCATCCCCGAGGTATTTACGCCTTACGTCATTGAGCAAACCACTCAGCGTGATGCCTTCCTGGCTAGCGGTGTGGTGCAGCCAATGGCGGAGCTAAATGCTTCAGAGGACGGTGGTGATTTCGTTCAAGTGCCTTTTTACAAGGCCAATTTGTCAGGCGACTTTGAGCGTCTGACAGATAGCTCTTCACTTACTCCTGGCAAGATCACAGCGGATAAGCAGGTTGCTGCTGTTCTGCATCGTGGTCGTGCTTTTGAGTCTCGCGATCTTGCTGCTTTGGCTGCAGGTTCTGACCCAATGGCTGCTATCGGCAACAAGATTGCTGATTACATTGCCAATCAGCGCCAAAAGGATCTTCTGTCCTGTTTGGCTGGTGTGTTTGGCGCTGTTGATGACAACGCCAGTTCAGCTTTCATCGGCTTGACCGTTGATGGGGCAAGTGGTGACACACCAACAGTGCTTGGCCCTCGTCAAATCGTGGAAGCTAAGGCTCTCTTGGGTGACCAAGGCGAAAAGCTTGCCGCTATCGCTATGCACCCAAAGGTCTATTACGACCTCATGGAGCGTCGTGCGATCGACATGATCTACGACAACACTGGTGCACCTGACACTTCCGCTGATTCTGGTTCTACCGCTCCTGCTTTTGGCAGTGTGCAGGTTCCAACCTTTATGGGTCTGCGTGTGATTGTGTCTGCTGATGTGCAGACCACTGGTACAGGTTCTTCCACCGAATATGCCAGCTACCTGTTCACTCAGGGTGCTGTTGGTTCTGGTGAACAGCTTGGTCTGCAGACTGAGACTGATCGCGACATTCTTGCCAAGAGCGATGCAATGTCGATTGACCTGCACTATGTGTATCACCCAATCGGCTCTAAGTTCTCCACTTCTGTTGCCAACCCAACTCGGGCACAACTAGAAACAGTGGGCAACTGGACCAAGGTTTACGAGACCAATAACATTGGAATCGTGCGGGTTACCAACACAAGCAACCTTGACTGAGGTAACTAACCATGTCATCCATTTTTGAGGCAACAGCTGGTAGTGCCATCGGGCCTACCACTGGTGGCACTGTTACACAGGCCACTAATAAAGGAACTGCCGTGACTCTCAACACAGAGTCCGGTCAGATCACAATGAACGGCGCTGAGCTTGCTGGCGCTGCTGAAGTTAGCTTTCAAGTTAACAACGACAGAGTCACTGCTACTGACGTAGTAGTGGTTAACCACAGTTCTGCTGGCACTGCTGGCAGCTACCTTGTTCAAGCCAACAGCCTTGCTGCTGGTTCGTTCAAAATTACTGTGGCCAACGTTGGCTCAACTGCAAGTGAAGCCATCGTGCTGAGCTTTGTCCTTCTTAAAGGCGCAAGCTCCTGATGGGTTTATTCGCCTTTAGGCGGATGAAGGAACGTGAGGCTGCTGCACAAGTGGCAGTCTCTAGTTCTGAAAAGCCTGCCCAGAAAACTTCTACTGTGACGCCTGATGGCAGTAACAATCGACGCAACAGCGGGAGGCGCAAACGCCAACAGCTACATGACGCTGGCTGAAGCCGACACTTTTGTGGAGGCGATGATCAGTAGTTCTGATGTATCAAAGTGGACTACTGGCAACGATGACACCCGTAATCGTGCTTTAACTGCTGCTGCAGAAAGGCTTGATCGCGAAAGATTTTTAGGTGCTCGCGCAACAGATACGCAAGCAAGGCAATGGCCGCGTACTGGCGTGAGAAAGCCTGACACATACGTCAATACTTACGCCACTGGTTTTCCGTTTCGGATTTCTGAGGATTATTTCACTGATACGGAAATCCCTGACCAAGTCAAACGTGCTCAGATTGAGTTAGCCGTTTATTTGAAAAACAACGTTGACGGCATAAGCCTTGGTGGCTTGGAAGATTTCAAGAGCGTCAAGATCGGCAACATAGAAGTAACGCCAGACAAGTCGGGAGCGATTGGAGCTGATCGCGTGCCGCCAATGTTTGAAAGGTACTTGACAGGTCTTAGAATCAGTGGACCAGGCAACATTGCAATCAAACGGAGCTGATCATGGGTTACGGATCTGGATTTGAGCCCACTAAGGCAACGATCATCACAAATACAGCAACTCACACTGCCAAGTTTGTGAAGCTGATGGCGCTTGAGGATTCTGTGATCCATACGCTGACAGCAGAAGGGATTGATGAGAACCTTGCTGGAGGCGATGCCACTGCAATCAACTTCAATACATCGTCTTGTATTGAGGGTCTTGTGATGACTTCGGTCAGGCTGACTTCTGGCACTGTGATTGGATATATCGCCTGATGGGATTAGCTCAAGCTTTACAAGGCGCTGTCAGCAAGGCGATTAAGCCACTTGGTGGTGACGTGACAATACGTTTTGTGACGGCTGGTGCTTACGATCCTGCGGCAGGAACTGTTTCTCAGACTTTTTCTGACGAAGAAGTCAAAGGAGTTTTGACAGATGTTGTCGCAAGAAAAGAAAACGAACTAAATCAAACCAAAGACAAAAAACTTACGGTTGCTGCTGCTGACTTAACGGCAGCACCGGAGACAAAAGATTTGGCTGTTGTTGACAGCGTGGTTTACCAAATTATTGCAGTCGAGACTTATCCGCAAGGAACTACTGCGATCAGCTACGAATTAACCCTGAGGGCATAGCAATGGCACGTCAAATTAAAATCAAAGACATTGCAAACTTGATGGAAGAAGAATTGCAAGAAGTCGTTAAACTCACAGCCACTAGCTGGACGCAGCAAGTAAAGGAAGAAACCCCTGAGGATACTGGAACGTTGAAAAATGCTTGGGAACTAAAAATTGGCAAATTAGAGGCAGAAATTACAAATAATGAGGAATACGCCGAGCCTGTAATTTACGGCAATAATTTGCCTCCAAGTTGGGGCGGTAAATA